TGCCGAGCGCGGACCCGGTCAAAGAACCAAACACCCCGGCGCGCAGCGCTTTTATGCCGCTGGTATCTGATGCGGCCGAGCGCATTTTGAAACGTGAATCGAACGAGATCGGCAATGCGCGCAAGAAGTATGAAGGCAAACCCGAGAAGTTCACAGCATGGGTGGAGCAATTCTATAAACGAGATTATCCCGCTTTTATTTTGCAGGTGACAAAGCCATTCTTTGAGGCCGGTGTGCTCGAACAGAACGATGTGCGGGCGGCATTCAGTGCCTATTGTGAAGAGCGCGGCGCGCTGGCGCTGGCCGGTGAAGAAATGGATTTTTATGTTGATGTGATCGCCAGTTTATTGGTGAAGGAGCAGACAGATGGACAAGAATGAAAAAATCGAACGGCGCGTTGTGAGTTTGAGCCTGCGCGCGGGCGGCACAGACGACAAGCCGGTAATTGCCGGGGATGCGGCGGTCTTCAACCAGGAGACGGTGATCGGCTCGTGGTTTCGGGAAATGATCAAGCCGGGCGCGTTCAAACGCGTGCTGGGTGAAAAGCCCGATGTGGTGGCGGCTTTCAACCACGACTGGAGCCAGATCTTGGGGCGCACCACCGCCGGAACGCTGCGCCTGGAAGAGACAGATGAAGCCCTGCGCTATGAGGCGGATATCAACTTGAACGACCCGCAGGCAGTGAGCATTTATGAAAAGGTGAAACGCGGAGATGTGTCACAAGCATCATTCGCTTTTACGGTCCGCAAAGAGGAATGGATCAACCCGCCTGAAAAGAACGGGATGGGTTTGCGGATCATCACAGAGATCGACGAGCTGTATGACGTGGGGCCATGCACCTTTGGGGCATACCCGCAAGCGAGCGCACAAGCGCGCTCGAAGGCAAGTGAATTTCAGCAGGACGCCACACCCGCCAACGGTCAGGAGACTGAGGCGGTGAATGGGGAGCAGGAAGACCCGCAGGAGCAGGTCGAAGCGCTTCGCCGACGGTTGGCCATCGCTGGGTAATCATCAAACAAATAAAAACAAGGAGTATTTTGAAATGAACACATTGCGTGAATTGCGAAACGAACGTGAAGGCTACAAGGTTGAAGCCCGCACCTTGCTGGACAAGGCTGCTGCCGAAAAGCGCAACATGAGCGAGCAGGAAGTTGCCAAGTTCGAAGAGTTGAGCGGCAAGATCGATGCCTTGCATGAGGACATCAAACGCCGCGAAAAGATCGGCGGGTATGAGGAAGACGCCCAGCCCAAGGCTGGGCGCAAAGAAGCCCCGCAAGATCCTGAGATCGGCATGAATGCCAAGGACCTGAAAAAGTATTCGATCACGCGCGCCATTGCAGCTGCCGCTGCCAACGATTGGTCGGGGGCCGGGCTTGAAAAAGAAGCCAGCGACGCAGTCGCCAAAAAGGTCGGACGCGATGCTCGCAGCTTTTTCGTGCCCTTCGATGTGCTCTCCGGTGGGCGTGAACGCCGCGATATGACCGTTGGCACATCAACCGCTGGTGGATATTTGGTGGCCACCAATCAACCCGCCACCATCATCGAGCTGCTCACCAACAAGTTGATCCTTGGGCAGGCCGGTGCGCAGATGCTCAACGGTTTGGTCGGTGATCTGGCCATCCCCAAGCAGACAGGCGGAGCGACCGGTTACTGGGTGGCTGAAGGCAATGCCCCGACCGAAGGCGCTCAAACACTGGGGCAGGTGGCTTTGACCCCGCACACATTTGGCGCTTATGTGGATATCTCACGCAAGCTGTTGAAACAATCGAGCATTTCGGTTGAGCAGTTCGTGCGCAACGATATCGCCCGCACCATCGCGCTCGGTTTGGACTATGCCGGTTTGCACGGCGACAGCGGTTCAGACGCGAACCAACCCGACGGTGTAGCTGTAACCAGCGGCATCGGTTCGGTTGTGGGCGGCACCAACGGCGCGGCCCCTGATTGGGCTGACATCGTAGATCTCGAAACCGAAGTCGGGCAGGATAACGCCGATCTTGGTTCACTGGCCTACATCACCAACGCCAAAGTGCGCGGCAAGCTCAAGAAGACCATGCGCACCGCGACCTATGGCGATATCCCGATCTGGGACCCGGCCACAGGCGGCGGGCTCAATGGATATCCCGCGCTGGTGAGCAACCAGGTTCGTTCCAACCTGACCAAAGGTTCATCCAACGTGGCCTCCGCCATCTTCTTCGGCAACTGGGCCGACCTGGTGATCGGTATGTGGGGCGAGATGGATATGCTGGTCGATCCGTATTCCTTGAGCACCTCCGGCGCTGTGCGCGTGGTGGCCTTCCAGGATGTCGACTTCGGCGTGCGCCATGCGCAGTCATTTGCTGCAATGCTTGATGCGTTGACCGCGTAATGTTGACCACTGAAAAAGCGGGGGCGCTGGTGAGAAATCGCCAGCGCCCTCAGGAGAACGCAAGCATGAAAGTTCGATTTTTACGGAACACGGTGGCAGCGGGTTCGATCCATACGGAAGGGCAGATCGCTGACCTTTCCGATGCAGAGGCGCGGTTTTTGATCTCGATCAAAAAAGCCGAAGCCGTGAAGGAATCCGTTGGCCCTGTTGTTGTGGAACCAGCTGTTGAAGAAGAGCAGGCTGTTGAGGAAACCCCTGCAGCGGCCGAGCCCGAAAAAACAGCCAAGCCGCGCACAAAGCGCAAGGAGCAATAAATGGAATTCAAAAGCGTGTACACAGACATGCAGCCCGATTTGCAGAAGGTCGATATCGATGCCGATAACGAAACCCTGTACGGCGCGGGCGTTGACATGAGCGGATATGAGGGTGTGATCTTTTTTTGCACCGTGAGCAAGGGTGAAGCCGCAAACTTCAGCTTGAAAGTGCAGCAGGATACCGCCAGTAACTTCGGCACCGCGCAGGACCTGACCGGCACCGCCAAGACCATTGCGATCGCCACCAGCACAGACGGGTTCGGATTCGTGGAAGTCAAAAACCCGCAGGAGCGCTATGTGCGCCCGGCGCTGGTGTGCCCGAACGTTGGCACGGCGCGCAGCATCTCGATCGTTTCAGTTCGTTATGGCAAGCAGTACCTGCCAGAGACAAACAGCGACGGCGAACTGCATGTGGCCCCGGCTGAGGGCACTGCCTAATTTTGGCATTTCAGGGCATTTACCGGTATTTGCGCCCTGTTATTGACCGGTCGCGCCGAAGGTCCTCCGCCTTTGGCGCGACCAATCAAGGAAATTTATGACCACTCAACAAATGTTCGTATGCGTGAATGACCTGATCGAAGACCAGCAGAGCGCGGGCGCCAGTGAAGCGCGCTGGTATCAGGCGATTCGGGATGCCAGCGATTTTCTCCAAAAAGAGATCGGCACGTTTATTCCGATCACGGCCACGCGCAAGATGAACGGGCGCGGCAACCTGCAGATCTTCACCGACCCATTGTTGAGCATCACATCCATCGTGAACGATGGAACCACATTGAGCCCAAGCGACTATATTTTGCAGCCCTATAAACGCCACTGGGAGAGCGGGCCGTATTCGAGCATTTTACGGGCACCGGACGCCAGCAACCTGAGCGCGTGGGACGATGAAGATAACGGTGTTGTGTTGAACGCGACATGGGGCCTGTATGACCGCAGCGGCGCGACCGGTGCAACGGTGGCCAGTGACCAGAGCGATTCGGCCAGCACACTGGCTGTGAGCAACGGCGGCAAGGTCTCGCCGGGCATGGTGTTGTTGATCGGAAGTGAACAGCAACTCGTGACGGGGTGGGGCAGCCCGACCAGCACTGTGAGCCAGCTATCGGCGGCCATGACAGCCAGTGATCAAACGTTGAGTGTTGATAACGGGAGCCTGTTCTCTATCGGCGAGATCATCCGCTGTGAATTTGAACAGATGAAAGTGCGGGACATTCGCACCAATCAACTGGCAGTCACGCGCGGGTGGAACGGCAGCGGCCAAACGACTCATGCCGACAATTCGGCTGTGGATGTATATCGCAGTGTGAATGTGGAACGGGCCGTCAACGGCACCACTGCGGCCGCCCATGCAACGAATGCAGCCATCAGCCGGTATTTTGCGCCGGATGATGTGCAGTTTTTGACAAGGCAGATCGCCACATTGATGTTGAATAAAGCCAAGAGCGGATACCAGGGCAAGACCGGCAACACAGATACCGGCACTGTGTATTACTACGACTCATTCCCGCGCTTTGAGATCGAGCGCGTGGCGGCCAACTATCGCATTTACAGGGTGGGCTGAGATGGCGTTCAAGATCGATATGTCGTCCCCGGATGTGGACAAACAGCTGGCGCTGTTGAAATATTACCCGGAGATCGTGAAAAAACATTTTCGACCGCGCATGTTTCAGGCAGTGCGCGGGCTGGAGAGCCGCATTGCGGGCAGCATTCCATCCAAGACGGGAAGGGCGCGCAATACATTCGGCTCAAAGGTGAGTGGATCGGGCATCAACATGACCGGGCGGGTTGGCTGGTATGACAAGGACGACCCGATCTACCCAAATATGCTTGAGTATGGTGTTGGCTCACACAAGATCGGACAATACGTGCCGGGACTTGGCGTTTACATCGACGTGCATCCCGGATTTTCGGCGATCGGTTTCATGGCCGCCGGATTCAGCGCGATGGAAGGGCAGATCAGTGCCAGCATGGCGCAGGCGAGTGAGGCTGTAGTGAACGAAATGGTGGTGCCGTAATGATGACGGACTGGATCGACAAACTAGCTGATGTATGGGCGATCAGTGACCAGAAATTCGGGACCGTAAAGAGTTACCGACTGGTGGCGGCGGCTGATTTTCCGGCCTCCATTGACGCGAGCGCACTGGCGCGGACGCCGATCGCTTTGACCATACCGGCCTCCATGACGCCGGAATACAGCCTGGGAGGCCCGCGCATCGCCATTTACAAAGGTGTGACGGAGTTCCATGTTGCACCGGACATTGACAAGGCACGTTTGCCTGAGCTGCTGCGCTGGTATGAAAAGATCCTGACAGCGGCGGCAGGCAATATGAAGTTGAGCGGCACGGTCGAATATTTTTTATTGGACGGTGAAGACGCCATTGCGGGGCCGCTGCAGATCCAGTATGGAAGTGAAGCGCCGCATTGGGGTTTTTTGGTGACATGGATCGTGAAAGAACATATCAGTTTATCGGTTAGTGCATAAAGGAGTACACAGATGGGCAGTGAATTTTTCAACCAGGTTCAGTACGGCAAGGAAACGACAAAGGGCACGCCGGTGGCGGGTACCCAGATGTGGATCGGGCAGATGCAGGCGATCAAGACCGACCGCAAGATCACGCTGCCCAAAGAACACTTTGGAGCGCGGGCGGATTCATTTCGCAATGTGATCCATCAATATCTTTACGAAAACACTTTGAGCACAGAGCACGGCACATTTCAACACCTGCCTTTTCTGTTCTCTTCACTCAAAGGCGGGATAACACCTGTTGAGCAGACCGGCGGGCAGGGTGATTATTTGTGGGCCTTCGGGCCAAGCATGACGGCCAGTAATTCGCCGGATGCGTTTACGCTGCGCTTCGGCGACGATGTGCAGGCATGGATCGCCGAGTATTGCATGATGCGCAAGATCCGCATTTCGGGGCAGGTGGCCCAGGGCGCGGATGCGTCACCGGTGCGATTGGAAGCGGAAGTTTTTGGGCGTCAGATCGCGACCACCAGTTTCACGGGCGGACTCAGCCCGCGCACGTTTGAGCCGTTGAACGCCAAGCTGGCGCGCTTTTACCTGGACAGCTCATGGGCTGGCGTGGGCGGCACAGAGATGGATAACGTGCTGCGCTCGTTCGATATTGAAATCATCACCGGCGTACATCCGAAGTTTGCCGGGTCCACCAGCAAAACATTCAACGCGCACGGCGAAGGCATATTGGGCATCAGCGGCTCATTTACGATCGAAGGCGGTTCGGACGCGAACAGTGTTTTTGCCGCACAGCAGAGCGGAACCTTCAAGGTGGGCCGTTTGAGCATCGCGGGCTCACAGATCGGTGCGGGCGACAATTACAGCCTGAACATCGACTGGGGCGGCGCGTTCGAAGATGCCACACCCATTTCGGGCAGTGACCAGGGCGACAACCTTTCCACGTTTGTGTTGAGAGGCTACGCCGACCCGAGCAGCAGTTCGTTCGACCTGCTGGACGTGAACGTGACCACCAACCACAACGCCTACTAATATGAAACTTGAGTTCAGCAAAACCACACTGCCGCTCGACCTGGGCGGATACAACCAGACCTATGCCGGGACGATCGTGCATGTGTGGGTCAACCCACCGCGCAAGGTGATGGACGAACAGCGCATGCTGCTGCTGGATTATGCGCGCATCATCAAGGCAGAGCAGGAAGCGCCGGGAGCGGCGAACGGCGGGATGCTGGGCAAACTTTTTGGCGCCAACCCGTTGGCGCGCGCTCAAAAGAAACAACATGAATGGCTGGCGCGGTTGTGGAGCCAGAGCGCGGACGAAGAGAGCCGTTGGACCGCGAAAGAAGTTGAAGAGTTGTTTGAGACCGACCCGCTGTTGTATGCCTGGCTGACGCGTGAGAGCGTGAAGTTGTTGGAAAGCTACCGCGCCGAAAAAAAAAAGTAATTGAGGCGGCGGTTGATGAGGCCAACGCCAAAGGTTTCACCAATGACGAGATGCTGGGTGCGCTGTATTTGACGGAATACATCAACCGCAGAAATAACGGAGTGGTGCTGGCTCCGTGGGAACTTGTCGAACTGCCGGACGAGTGGATCGAACTGTATAAGGCATTGCAAAAAGCGGCAGGTAAAAAGCAGGAAGAAGATAAACATGCGCAGGTGCGGGAGCGTCTCAGGCGAGAGTTTGAGAACCAGCACCCGCATTACAGGAAATCATAATGGCCAAGAGTGTTCTCGATATTGTCATTCGAACGGTAAAAGATGGAAGCGGGATGAAACAAACGGTTGCTGCTTTGGTTGATCTAAAAAGCGGCCTGACTTCAGCGGCAACGGCTTTTGCGGCCATAGCAGGTGTTGCCTATACTTTTGAAAAGGCGCTGGATGCGACCGTTGGTAAGGCGGTTGAATATGCCAATAAAGTAGAAATGATCTCAAATGCGACCGGCACAAGCGCAGAGCAAAGCTCGCGCACGATCCAGGTGTTGGATGATCTGCGGGTTTCGTATGAGGACCTGAGCGCCAGCGTAAAAAAGAACGCGGATGTGACGGACTTCAGCGTTTCCGGGCTGGCGGCGCTGAGCGCGGAATATCAAAACCTTTCGACACAGACGGAAAAAACGGCCTTCGCTCAGGAACACTTTGGGAAGCAGTGGGTGGAGTTCATCAAGGTATTGGAGGTCGGACCTGAAAGGCTGCGGGCTTTAGGCAATGCTGTAGATGAAAACCTGGTTTTTGATGATGCTGCCGTGAAGCGGCTGCGGGATTACCAGGAGGCAGTTGATACTTTGAGCGACTCTTGGGAAGGGTTGACGGTAAATTTCGGGCTTGAGTTCAGCGACAATATTACCGGCGTGGTCGACGCGACCAACCGTTATCTTGAAAAATCAAAACAATTGAAAGAAGAGGGTTTTCTTGGAAATTATTTTGAGCTTTCCAAACTTGCCATACGAGAGAACGTGACTGCATGGGGCTCTCTATTAGGCATTATTGATCAGGAGCTTACCGCTTCTCAAAAGGCCGATGCCGCCCGCCTTGATGGGCTGGCATCTTTGTATGATATGAGTGACGCGCTGCGCGGCGCCGGGGATGCTGCATCTGAATTGAATGATCAAGCAAAAGATCTGCTTGAAATCACATTTGGGTTGCAGGGCGGATATGACGAATTTGCCAAGAAAAACGATGAAGTAAGAGAGAAGATGGCTGCAGTGCATGATGCATTTGCGGAGGGGAAGATCTCGGCTGAAGAACAGACAACACAAATGAACGACCTGAATGAAGAGCTGCGACAGAACAGCGCCGCGATGGATCGCTGGGCCAAGCAGTTTGTTCTTTCTCTTGTGCAAGCCAGGCTGGCCACGGATGGGTTTACGACTGAAGAGGTTGGCTTTTTGATAAGCCTTTCAGAGGAGTTTGGTTTGGTGGACGA